CTGATAAATTTCCCGCCGGTGTGCTCGATGTTCCCGGTCATCTTCCCGCCTTTCTGCACTTCCAGCGTGCCGGTGGTCAGCTTGTTGGTGCACACCACCTCGGGTGTATCGAGCGTGATGCGGGTCGAGGCTTTCACCAGTACCACCGGCACGCTGGAAGTGCAGAAAGGCGGGAAGATGACCGGGAACATCGAGCACACCGGCGGGAAATTTATCAGCAACGGCGTGCAGGTGGATGACCACGCGCACGGCAACGTACAGAGCGGCGGGAGCTGGACTAAGGGGACACAATGACGGTGCGTTATCTCGGTATGAACAGCCAGACCGGGCTGAGTGTTTCTGAGGCCGAACATATCAGGCAGTGCGTGCGCGACATTCTGGTCACGCCGGTTGGCTCGCGTGTCATGCGTCGTGAATACGGATCCCTTCTGTCAGCGCTGATTGACCAGCCTCAGAGCCCGGCGCTACGGCTGCAGATTATGGCCGCGTGTTATTCCGCGATCCAGAAGTGGGAGCCGCGCATCAGCCTGACGACCATCACCTTTGAGCGGTCGGAGACCGACGGCGGGCTGTATGTCGATATCACCGGCACGCGCTCGACCGGCGGACAGTCCTTTTCCCTCACCATTCCACTGAGTTAAACGCTATGGCAATTGTTGACCTGAACCAGCTCGCCGCGCCTGATGTCGTGGAAGTGCTGGACTATGAAACCATCCTGAGCGAACGAAAGGCGACGCTCGTCTCGTTATACCCCGAGGAACAACAGGAGGCCGTCGCGCGCACGCTGATGCTTGAATCAGAGCCGATTGTTAAGTTGCTGGAGGAAAACGCCTATCGGGAAGTTATCTGGCGACAGCGCGTCAACGAGGCCGCGCGTGCGGTCATGCTGGCTTACGCTGCTGACAGCGACCTCGACCAGTTAGGCGGAAATTACAACGTTGAGCGCCTCGTCATAACGCCTGCAGACGACACCACGTTTCCGCCGACACCAGCTGTAATGGAGTCGGACACCGACTACCGTCTGCGCATTCAACAGGCTTTTGAGGGGCTGAGTACCGCAGGCTCAACCGGTGCATATCAGTTTCATGGCCGCAGCGCCGACGGGCGTGTCGCGGATATTTCCGTTATCAGTCCTGAGCCTGCGTGTGTGACCGTGTCAGTGCTCTCGCGCGAAAATAACGGCGTGGCCTCTGACGAGCTGCTCGACATCGTGCGCACTGCGCTGAACGATGAGGACGTCAGGCCGGTGGCCGACCGCGTGACCGTGCAGTCAGCGAAAATTGTCGACTACAAAATCACCGCATCACTTTACCTTTACCCCGGTCCCGAAAGTGAGCCGGTACTCAGTGCGGCAAAAGCAAAACTGCAGGCGTATATCACCGCACAGCACCGGCTCGGGCGCGACATCCGTAAATCTGCGATTTATGCCGCGCTCCATGTTGAGGGTGTGCAGCGCGTCGAGCTGGCCGCGCCGGTGGCTGACATCGTGCTCGATGAGACTCAGGCGTCATGGTGCACCGAGTACAGCGTGACCATCGGGGGCAACGATGAATGATACCCGACTGTTGCCGGTGGGCTCGTCGCCGCTTGAGGTGGCGGCGGCGCGCGCCTGCGCTGAAATCGAAAATACCCCCGTTCCCCTGCGCCGTCTCTGGAGCCCTGACGACTGCCCGGCAAATCTGCTGCCGTGGCTGGCGTGGGCGTTTTCCGTTGACCGCTGGGATGAGAAATGGACGGAGGCCACAAAAAGGGAAGTGATCCGCGCGGCGTGGTACATCCACGCGCACAAAGGAACGATAGGCGCGGTGCGTCGTGTGGTGGAGCCCCTCGGCTATCTGATTAACGTTACTGAGTGGTGGGAAACCAGCGACCCGCCCGGCACGTTTCGCCTCGATATCGGCGTGTTAGAGACCGGCATCACCGAGGAAATGTATTACGAAATGGAGCGGCTTATTGCTGATGCAAAGCCAGCCAGTCGCCATCTTATCGGCCTTAACATCATTCAGGATGTGCCGGGCTATCTCTACACCGGTGCGCAGACATATGACGGCGACATCATCACGGTTTACCCCGGATAAGTGAGAGCACAATGACAGTGAAATACAAAACGGTCATCACCAAAGCCGGTGCAATCAAGCTGGCCGAAGCGACCATCCCGAACGGGAAAAAAGTTAACTTTACAGCGATGGCCGTGGGGGACGGTGGCGGCACGCTGCCGGTGCCAGACCCTAACCAGACAAAGCTTGTCAAAGAGGTCTGGCGTCACGCACTGAATAAAATCAGCCAGGACAGGAAAAATAAAAATTATGTCGTGGCGGAGCTGCTTATTCCACCTGAGACCGGCGGTTTCTGGATGCGTGAAATGGGGCTCTATGATGACACCGGCACGCTGATTGCGGTCGGTAACATGGCTGAAAGCTACAAGCCAGCGCTGGCAGAGGGGTCAGGTCGTGCGCAGACCGTGCGTATGGTCATCATGGTGAGCGACATTGCGTCAGTCGAGCTGACCATCGACACCTCAACGGTGATGGCTACGCAGGACTATGTTGACGACAAGCTCGCGGAGCATGAGCAGTCCCGCCGCCATCCTGACGCCACGCTCACCGCAAAGGGTTTCACCCAGCTAAGCAGTGCGACCGACAGCGCGTCTGAGAGCGTCGCAGCGACGCCAAAGGCGGTTAAGGCGGCGTATGACCTTGCCAAAGGGAAATACACGGCTCAGGACGCCACCACGGCGCAAAAGGGTATTGTCCAGCTCAGTAGCGCGACCGACAGCACATCTGAGAGCGTCGCAGCGACGCCGAAAGCGGTTAAGGCGGCGTATGACCTTGCCAAAGGGAAATACACGGCTCAGGACGCCACTACGGCGCAAAAGGGAATTGTCCAGCTCAGTAGCGCGACCAACAGCTCCTCCGAGGCGCTGGCGGCTACCCCAAAGGCGGTAAAAGCTGCCTTTGATGCCGCGAAGTCTGCTAACGACAATGCCGAAGGGCGTGTGCCAAAAGGAGCTGGCCTGAATACCTATGCTGAATCAGTTTCAGATATTGCCGTCGATTTGCGGACACGTAGCGGTTTTTTTAATGGTTCCTCTTTAAAAAATGGCATGCCCGGCGGTCATACTTGGAAGCAATATATCAACTCCGCACACAGTAATACTCAGGGCTATAACACAATCATTGGGATAGATTTTGACGGCAACGTGATTGGTTTTGCAGCGGTCGCAGCAGGCGTATTTAAGGGCTGGAAACTTATTCATCATGATGGATATAACAATTTCCCGGTAGGTGCGCCGATTCCGTGGCCGTCTGATACGGTGCCAGCCGGTTATGCCATTATGGCAGGTCAAACGTTTGATAAAGCTGCCTATCCATTTCTGGCGGCCGCATATCCGTCAGGCGTCATCCCGGATATGCGCGGATGGACGATTAAGGGAAAACCCGCCAGCGGTCGGGCAGTACTGTCACAGGAGCAGGACGGCATTAAATCGCACACACACGGGGCATCAGCGGCATCAACCGACCTCGGCACTAAAACGACCAGCGCCTTTGACTATGGGACGAAAACAACCAGCGCCTTTGACTACGGGACAAAGACGTCAAACAGCACGGGTGCACATACCCACAGTGTTACAGGCACCGCCGCCAGCGCAGGTGCGCACGAGCACGGTTCCGGTCTTAATCTTCCAGGGAATCAGGATGGACTGGCAGGGTATGGTACGACAGCTATTCCTGGTAACTCAGCAGGGGCAGCGGTTTCACGCGGCGGGTCGGCCGCAAACGTTCAGGCCAGAACTTCAAACGCAGGCGCGCATACCCATTCAGTGAGTGGCGCAGCGGCCAGTGCAGGAGCACATGCACACACCATAGCCGTTGGTGCTCACACGCATACGGTGGCCGTAGGTTCGCACACTCACTCGGTTGTTATGGGGTCACACAGCCACACCATCACCGTTGCCGCCACCGGTAACGCAGAGAATACCGTTAAAAACATTGCTTATAACTACATCGTGAGGCTCGCATAATGGCTTTTAAATTTTCAGGTAAAGACCGCACTATCCGCATTTATAACCTCCGGGCAGACACCCGAGAGTTTATTGGCGCGGGTGATGCTTATATACCCGCTAATACGGGTCTCCCGGCAGACTGCACCAATATTGCGCCGCCTGATGTGCCGGAGGGAAAGGTCGCTATATTCAATGGAACAACGTGGGAACTGGTCGAGGACTACCGGAATCAAACGCTCTACAGCAAAGAAACAGGCGAGCGTGTTTATATCGCCGCGCCCGGTGCTTTACCTGCCGATGTGACGACCATTGCCCCTGACGGAAACTATATGCGCTGGGGTGGCGAAAGCTGGGAGAAAGATACGGAAGCAGAGCGCGCTGCAGCGGTGTCATTTGCTGAAGGTGAAAAAAAACGGCTGATGCAGGAAGCTACGCTCACGATTGAAACATTACAGGATGCTGTCGATTTGGGGGAGGCAAGCGAGAATGAGGTCAGCATGTTGACGGTGTGGAAAAAGTACCGTGTTTATCTTAGCCGGGTTTCCCCTGATGTCGCGCCGGACATTGAATGGCCTGCACTCCCTGTGTGAAAGGTTTCTGACAGAGATAAAAAAACCCGCGTTAAGCGGGTTTAATCGTAGGGGCATTCTTCATAATCTTTTTCAGTTTCATCACCGGCAAACAGCCTGAGCCAGCAAAAGCCAAAGAGGCACCATGCAGCCAGACCACCACCAACCCAGAGTAATATCGTCATTCTCGCTCCCTCGTTAATGGCGAAACGATAGCGACAATATCCCTTCATTGATAATGGTTATCAGCGATCAATTCTAGGCAATTGATCGCTGAAAACGATCAATCACCATTTCGCACGCTTCACCGGTTCACTGAGCGTTGTACTGTCCCCCCTCCAACGGCATTACGTTTCTTGCACGTCGCGCACAACAGAAAATAGTCGCACCCCTAACAACGGAGTTAAACGGATGAGCGACTATCATCACGGCGTCGAGGTCATCGAGATTAACGATGGCACGCGCACCATTTCCACCGTCTCGACGGCCATCATCGGCATGGTCTGCACGGCCAGCGATGCTGACGATTTAAAATTCCCGCTTAATGAGCCGGTACTGATTACCAGCGTGCAAAACGCGATCGGTAAAGCCGGTAAACTCGGAACCCTGTCAAAATCCCTTCAGGCCATCGCCGACCAGTGCAAGCCGGTTGTTGTGGTTGTGCGCGTTGCCGAAGGTATCGACGACCCGGAAAACCCGGAAGCGGCACAGAAAGAAACCATTTCCAACATCATCGGCACGACAGACGAAAACGGGAAATACACCGGGCTTAAGGCGTTGCTGGCCGCGCAAACCGTCACCGGCGTTAAGCCGCGCATTCTCGGCGTGCCGGGGCTGGATTCTCTGGAAGTGGCGACCGCGCTCGCGGCAACCTGTCAGAGCCTGCGCGCGTTTGGTTACATCAGCGCATGGGGCTGCAAGACCATTTCTGATGCCATCAAATACCGTGAGAATTTCAGCCAGCGCGAGCTGATGGTCATTCACCCTGATTTTCTGGCATGGGACACCACGGCGAACGAAACCGACATTGCATGGGCGACCGCCCGCGCGCTCGGTCTGCGTGCCAAAATCGACCAGGAGACCGGCTGGCACAAAACGCTGTCTAACGTCGGCGTGAATGGCGTCACCGGCGTCAGCGCCTCGGTGTCATGGGATTTGCAGGAGAAGGCCACCGACGCCAACCTGCTGAATCAGGCCGGGGTGACAACGCTCATCCGCAATGACGGCTTTAAGTTTTGGGGCAACCGTACCTGCTCAGATGACCCGCTTTTCCTGTTTGAAAACTACACCCGCACGGCGCAGGTGCTGGCCGACACGATGGCGGAGGCGCACGCCTGGGCGATTGATAAACCCGTTACTGCAACGCTCATCCGCGACATCGTCGCAGGTATCAATGCGAAATTCCGCGAGCTGAAAAACAACGGCTATATCGTCGACGGCACCTGCTGGTACGACCCGGAGTCAAACAGCGCCGAAACGCTCAAGGCAGGGAAGCTGTATATCGATTACGACTACACCCCCGTCCCGCCGCTGGAAAACCTGACCCTGCGCCAGCGCATCACCGATACCTATCTGGCGAACCTGTCAGACTCGGTCAACAGCTAAGGAGCTCAGAGCATGGCGTTACCACGCAAACTGAAATACCTGAACATGTTTAACGATGGTCTCAGCTACATGGGCGTCGTTGAATCCGTCACCCTGCCAAAGCTGACCCGTAAGCTTGAGAAATACCGTGGCGGGGGAATGCCCGGCGCGGTGTCGATTGACCTCGGTCTCGATGACGACGCGCTGTCGCTTGAGTGGACGCTGGGCGGCCTGCCTGACGTCGAGCTGTGGGCGCAGTACGCGTCACCGGGGGCGGACAGCGTGCCGCTGCGCTTCACCGGCTCATTCCAGCGCGACGACACCGGTGCAATCTCTGCCGTTGAGGTGGTCATGCGTGGCCGTCACAAAGAGTACGACGGCGGCGAGAACAAACAGGGCGAAAGCGGCACGACCAAAATCGCGACCGAGTGCTCGTACTACCAGCTCACGATTGACGGCAAGGAGGTCATCGAGATTGACGTCGTCAACATGGTGATGAAGGTCGACGGCGTCGACCGTCTCGCTGAGCACCGCCGGGCGATTGGCCTGTAACACGTTTACCGGTCAGCCAGGCTGGCCGGTCACTTACTCACATTCAAAGAGAGCAACATCATGGAAAACATCAACGAAACCGCCACCACCGAAACCGAAAACCCGAACATTGTGATCCTCGATAATCCAATCATGCGCGGTGAGCAAAAAATCGAACAGGTGACCGTGTCCAAACCCAACGCCGGGACTCTGCGCGGTGTGAGTCTGGCCTCGCTGGCGAATTCTGACGTCGATGCGCTGATTAAGGTGCTGCCGCGTATGACGTACCCGGCGCTGACCGAGCATGAGGTCATGCGTCTGGAAGCGTCAGACCTGATTTTGTTCGCCGGTAAGGTGGTCGGTTTTTTGTCGCCATCTTCGGCTCGCTGACCTTCCCGGATAACCTTTCGGTCGATGACCTGATGGCGGATATCGCGGTGATATTTCACTGGCCGCCATCAGAGCTGAATTCCCTGAGCGTGACCGAGCTCATCACATGGCGCGAAAAGGCGCTGCAGCGAAGCGGACACCACCATGAGCAATAACGTCAGGATTGAGGTACTGCTGAACGCAGTCGACCGGGCAAGCCGACCGCTCAAAGCTATCCAGACTGCCAGCAAGACCCTTGCTGGCGATATCCGCACTTCTCAAAACAGCCTGCGCGATCTGAATGCGCAGGCTGGCCGAATTGACGGATTCAGGAAAGCGAGCGCACAGCTTGCCGTGACCGGACAGTCGCTTAACAAGGCGAAACAGGAAGCCGCCGCGCTGGCCGTCCAGTTTAAAAACACGCAGAACCCGACTACCGCGCAGGCGCGCGCGATGGAGGCGGCGAAGAAATCCGCCGCTGACTTGCAGCTCAAATACAACAGCCTCAGGCTGTCGGTACAGCGCCAGCGCACCGAACTCGCGCGGGCTGGTATTAATACCCGTATCCTGTCGGCGGATGAGCGCCGCCTGAAAACCAGCATCAGTGAGACGACCGCGCAGCTCAACCGGCAGCGCGGGGCACTGGCGCGGGTCAGTCAACAGCAGGCGCGACTGAGTCGCATTAAAGAGCGTTATCAGGCCGGTAAATCCCTTGCCGGAGGCGCTGCAGCGGCTGGCGCGGCTGGCGTCGGTATCGCCACGGCGGGAACGATGGCCGGAGTCAAATTACTTACGCCCGGTTATGACTTTGCGCAGAAAAACTCTGAGCTGCAGGCCGTGCTCGGGGTCGATAAACAGTCACCCGAAATGGAGGCGCTGCGCAAACAGGCGCGCCAGCTCGGGGACAATACTGCAGCGTCTGCAGACGATGCGGCGAGCGCGCAGATTATCATTGCGAAAAGCGGCGGGGATGCCGCAGCGATTCAGGCGGCGACGCCGGTCACGCTGAATATGGCGCTGTCTAACCGTCGCTCGATGGAAGAAAACGCCGCGCTGCTGACGGGTATGAAATCCGCGTTTCAGATGTCAAACGACCAGATCGCACACATCGGCGACGTGCTGTCGATGACGATGAACAAAACGGCCGCTGACTTTGACGGGCTGAGCGACGCGCTGACGTATGCTGCGCCGGTGGCAAAAAATGCCGGGGTCAGTATCGAGCAGACCGCCGCAATGGTCGGCGCGCTCCATGACGCCAAAATCACCGGCTCGATGGCGGGAACGGGCAGCCGTGCCGTCCTGAGTCGCCTGCAGGCTCCGACCGGTAAGGCATACGAGGCCATCAAAGAGCTCGGCGTTAAAACGTCTGACAGCAAGGGCAACACGCGCCCGATATTTGCCATTCTGAAAGAAATGCAGCGCAGTTTTGAGAAAAACAATCTCGGAACAAGCCAGCGCGGCGAATACATGAAAACCATCTTTGGTGAGGAGGCCAGCTCGGCGGCGGCGGTACTGATGACCGCTGCCTCAAGCGGTAAGCTCGACCAGCTCACGGCGGCGTTTAAAGCCTCGGACGGCAAAACCGCTGAGCTGGTCAAAATCATGCAGGACAACCTCGGCGGCGACTTTAAAGAATTTCAGTCAGCCTATGAGGCCGTTGGTACTGACCTGTTTGACCAGCAGGAGGACTCACTGCGTGAACTCACTAAAACCGCCACGAAATATGTTTTAAAGCTCGACGGCTGGATCACCAATAACAAAACACTTGCGTCAACCATCGGCATCATAGCAGGCGGCGCACTGGCAATTATTGGCATCCTCGGGGCAATTGGTCTGGTCGCCTGGCCGGTCATTACCGGCATTAATATTTTGATTGCCGGTGCATCACTGCTCGGGACGGTTTTCTCTGTGGTGGGCGGTGCCATCATGACCGTGCTCGGGGCGCTTACCTTGCCGATTGTGGCTATTGGCGTTGCCATCATCGCCGGTGCGCTGCTCGTCCGCAAATACTGGGAGCCAATAAGCGCATTTTTCTCAGGCGTAATGGAGGGGCTAAAGCAGGCTTTTGCCCCCGTAACGGAATTATTCGAACCGTTAAAGCCGGTTTTTGACTGGCTGGGTGAAAAACTTAAAGCGGCGTGGCAGTGGTTTAAAGACCTGATCTCACCGGTTAAATCGACGCAGGAGACGCTCGACAACTGCAAAAATGCGGGTGTGATGTTCGGTAAGATGCTGGCCGAAGCGCTGATGTTACCGCTCAAAAGCTTTAATACCTTGCGTACCGGTGTTAACTGGCTGCTGGAAAAGCTCGGGGTTATCAATAAAGAATCGAGCGACCTTGACCAGAAGGCCGCAAAAGCCAGTGCCGCCACCGGCTCGCAAAACGGGTCTTATATTCCGGCAACCTCAGCATATGGCGGCTATCAGGCATATCAGCCGGTAACGGCGCCGACGGGTAAGACTTACGTCGACCAGAGCAAGCCTGAATACAACATTAACCTGAATGGAGGCATCGCACCGGGCAGCGACCTTGACCGACAGCTCCGCGAGGCTGTCGATAAACTCGACCGTGAAAACCGTGCGCGTCAGCGCTCAAGTATGCGTCATGACTGAGGGGGATAAAGCATGTTAATGGTTTTGGGTTTGTTTGTGTTTGAGCGCTGCACGCTGCCCTATCAGTCCATGCAGTATTCGAAGGATTACCGCTGGGCGTCAAACGACCGTATCGGCAAGCCACCTGCTTACCAGTATCTCGGGGAAGGGGAAACCACGCGCACGCTGTCGGGTGTGCTCTATCCCGAAATTACCGGCGGACGCCTGTCACTGACCGCCATCGAGCTGATGGCCGACGAGGGGCGCGCGTGGCCGCTGATTGACGGAACGGGCATGATCCACGGCATGTATGTCATCGACAAAGTGACTCATACGCACACCGAACTATTCAGCGACGGAGCGGCGAGAAAAATCGAGTTTAGCCTGTCCCTTAAGCGGGTCGATAAATCGCTGGCGGCCATTTATGGCGACCTGAAAACGCAGGCCGACAATCTGGTCACGTCTGCCGGTGAGTGGCTGGGAGGGCTGGTGGGATGATTACGGGAATGGATATTCAGGCCGGGGCGAAGATTGCCCCGGCGTTTATGCTCAAGCTGGATAACGACGATATCACGCAGGATTTTAGTGACCGCCTTATCAGTCTGACCATGACCGACAATCGGGGATTCGAGGCCGACCAGCTCGATATCGAGCTCGATGACACTGACGGCCAGATAGCTTTGCCACCGCGCGGCGCAACGTTGACGCTGTGGTTAGGCTGGCAGGATTCCGCGCTGATAAAAAAAGGGACGTTCACGGTCGACGAAATCGAGCACAGGGGCGCGCCTGATACGCTGACCATCCGGGGGCGAAGCGCAGATTTTCGCGGGACGCTGAACTCGCGCCGGGAACAGTCATGGCATGACACCACGCTCGGGCAAATTGTGGAGACGATTGCGGCACGCAACAAGCTTGCGGCCAGCGTGGCCGACACGCTGAAAGCCGTCGCAGTGCCTCACATTGACCAGTCGCAGGAATCAGACGCGGTGTTTCTGTCCCGCCTGGCTGACCGGAACGGGGCGGCAGTCTCGGTAAAAGCGGGTAAACTGTTATTCCTGAAAGCCGGGGGCGGTAAGACCGCCAGCGGCAAACCTATTCCGCAGATGACGCTTGAGCGCGGCGACGGCGATCGTCATCAGTTTGCCATTGCTGACCGGGAAGCCTACACCGGCGTGACGGCAAAATGGCTGCACACCAAAGACCCGAAGCCGCAAAAGCAAAAGGTGAAGCTCAAGAGAAAACCCAAAGAGAAGCACCTCCGCGCGCTGCAGCACCCGAAAGCAACCAAAGCCCCGGCAAAGACTAAAGCCAAAAAAGAGCAGGAAGCGCGCGAGGGTGAGTACATGGCCGGTGAGGCTGACAACGTGCTGGAGCTTACAACCATCTACGCGACAAAGGCGCAGGCCATGCGCGCCGCTCAGGCAAAGTGGGACAAGCTGCAGCGAGGCGTAGCGGAGTTTTCAATCTCGCTTGCGATTGGCCGTGCAGATTTGTTTCCTGAAACGCCAATCGCGGTGAAAGGGTTTAAGCGCGTCATAGACGATCAGGCGTGGATAATCAGCCGGGTGGTGCATAACCTCAACGAGAGCGGCTACACGACTGGCTTAGAGCTTGAGGTTAAGGTTTCGGATGTGGAGTACGAAAGCGAAGAGTTAACGCAATGATATGCACTTAAATATTTGTTATATAAGGATAAAATGATTAAAATTAACGCATCGGAAATTAAATGAGGTGCTCGCCATGTTTCACTGTCCAAAATGCCATTTCGCCGCTCACGCCCGCACAAGTCGCTATTTTACTGACACGACAAAAGAGCGGTATCACCAGTGCACAAATATCAACTGCAGCGCGACGTTTGTGACCACTGAGACGGTCGAGCGTTTTATCGTATCGCCGGGCGTTGTAGTACCAGCGGCACCTCACCCGACAGCATCCGGGCAGCAGCAAATGCACTGGCAGTGA